GCGATCGGCACGGACAACGTGATCAACCTGCGGACAACCGACAGGGATAGGGTCATCTACCCGCTTTTGTTCGTCGATGCGCAGAGCGCGTCAATGCCCATTGGCGCAACCAACCTAACCGTCAGCGTGCTGGTGATGGACAGGGTTGCAGACCTTCGCGGCGTGGATGCGACCATAAGCGGCAGCGTCGTCTACCGGTGGACTGACAACGAGGATGAGGTGTTAAGCGACACGCTGCGCATCCTGCAGGACTTCGTCGCGGAGTTCACCGATGATCCTGATCGCGAGTACACAATCACAGGCGCGGTTAGTGCTACGCGCTTTGTTGAGGCAAGGGATGACAAGGTCGCAGGTTGGCAGGCAACGGTGGTCTTTGAGTTGCCGTTCAGCCGCAACGTCTGCCAGATACCGACAAGTTAAAAACACGATTATAGAATTGCATAGAAACAGGCCAAACGATATTTACACTTAAAGAAAAAGACAATGAATTTAGGACAACAACTTGACGCGTTACTTGGTCGCGGAGTCGTCATGGAGTGCGTCACCGGCGCAGTCACCGGCAAGACGTATGATGCGCTGATCGTCAACGCATCGTGCAGCTTCACGACCTTGACAGGCGAGGGTGGCACTAACCTGCTGACAACTTTGGGACTTTCAGGCGTTACCGTGAACACCGGCATGATCATTTGCGGCAACGGAGGGCAGCGCATAACGGCGGTGACGCCTTCAGGAGGCAACGTCTTTGCCTATACCTTCCAGTCGGTAACTGTCGTAAGCGCGGTATAATGGCGTTGGGGTTGGGTTATGGCTTGCCGTTTGCGGTCAAGCGTCCTGTTCAGGGGTTCGCCGAAGATGTGACTTTGGCAACCAATAACGCATTGGCGGATGCGGCGCAGCGCGAAGAAGCTGGTAACTGCTTGACGGCGCGCGCCATGCAGATCATGCAAGACGTGCAGACGCAGCCTTCGCTGCTTGTTGTGCCGCAATTATACAAGGCAGGGGTGCTTTACGACCAGCTACCAACAACGCGCACCAACTTCATACCTAACAATTCAATGGCTGGGGCGACAGGTAGCGTGTTGCCGACTACATGGGCATCGGGTTCAATCCCTGCTGGCTTCACCTTTTCGGTAGGCGCAAGTGGTCAGGCAACGGCTAATGATGGCACGCTCGTTAATTATGTAGATGTAAGCGTGAGCGGAACGGCAACAGCAAGCGGTACGTTCAACCTGTTTTTTTCTGCCGCAACAGGCGCAGTAACCGCGACTACTGGCCAGACATTTACGCTATCAGCCTACGCAACCTGCATCAGTGGTGACATCACAACGCCTGCAATGGTCTTGCAGGTTCAGGAGGTGAGTGGTTCAACTTTTCAGGCGGGGACATCGACAAATATCGCCTTGGCAAGCGGTGCAGTATTGCAGCGACTTTCGGCGGTTAGAACGTTCAATCAAAGTGGCGTGACTGCGGCGAGAGGGCGCATTGGCCACCCGATTGTCAGCGGCACGACATACAGCTACACCATACGGATTGCATCGCCGCAGCTTGAGCGGCTTGGCGTAGCTACGCCTATGATTGCCACCTCGACAGGTGCGGTCACTCGACTGAATGAATCGACGAATGTAGTTGGGCTTCCTCCTGACTTCACCGTCAGCCGCAACACAACGGCGACGCGCGTAAATAGCAGCGGTTTGATTGAGAGCGTCGCATCGGGAGTGCCGCGCATCGATTGGCTGGGGCAGTCGTGTCCCGCCTTGTTGGTGGAGGCGAGTGGGCAGAATAGCATCTTGCAATCTACTGATTCTGCTTCTGGGTGGATATTAAACCAAGGAATGACAAGGGCTACTATTGATGTCATTGGTTTGAGTGGCGTAAACCTAACCGTTGGTGTAACAGGGGCTGTTGGAAGTGCTGGAAGCCGATATACAAGTCCAACGCTTTCTCCCGCATTAAACCTTGTTTCTGGAAGCACATATACAGTTTCGTTTTTCGTTAAAAAAACGACTGCACACACAATTTTTGGTTACTATTTTACTTTTAGTGGAGCAGCAGCGGGTGACATTGGTGGGGGATTTGATGTAAGTGGCTCGTTTAATACCGGATCATTATACAATTCCGCAGGAACAACAAACAGAATCCGAAGAGTTGAACAATGGGGAACGGATGTTTACCGATGTTCCGAAACCTTTACAATGACGGCAAGTGGGACTGTTAGCAATATTAACGTAGGCGTTTTAGCGGCAGTCAATTCAACAAATGTCGCAGCAACAGGGACAACGATGGGCTTTGCTGCACCGCAGATAGAACTCGGTGCATTTCCCACAAGTTTCATCCCCACAACATCAGGAACAGGCAGCCGTGCCGCAGATGTCATCAGCGCATCGGGTGCGCTCGTGAGTGGCTTGATAGGCCAAACGGAGGGGACGGTGTACATTGAGTATAACATGCAGACACTGGGGGTTGAGGGTTATGCAATACGTTTAGTTGCCGCAAGTTTTGACAACAGCGTTCATATACGCAGAAGTACCGCCAATTTAGTGACCTTGGAGTTGCGAGCATTAGGTTCAAGCGTGTTTTCGCAAACACTTGCCGCAACTGGTTTTGTAAAAGCGGCTATCGCTTACAAATCAGGTGATATAGCGGCATTTGTTAATGGAACACAAGCTGGCTCCACAAGCACGTCTGCCTTTACTTTTAGTGCATCATTTACATCGGTAAACTTGGGAACATTTGGAACGGCAGCATTTCTCAACGACCGCATCCGCGCCGCTGCCCTCTACACCACGCGCCTCACCGATGCCCAACTCGCCGAATTAACCCGACTATAAATGGCTACCTTCCGCAAATACGCCTTCCCCAACGAAGCGACATTCACCGCGCTACCAGTGCCGCAAGGCTTCGCAGTGCCGCTGGGCATCATTGAGGGTACATATTGCGTAGACATCCTTTGGGATGCAGAGCCAAATGCCGCCTACCTGCCCTATGAGTGCTGGCCTCCGCCTGTCGGGGTGCATACCTTCCTCGGCTGGGATGAGCAGTACGGCAAGGACTACACCGAGCGCGACGACGTATCTAACACACTAAACGAAGATTAAAATGATCGACTTCCTCAAATCCATCGGCATCAACCTCGGCCTAACCATCGCGGGCTTCTTCGGCGCACTACTGCTCGCTCCCAAGATGAAGAACTGGAAAATGCAGCTGATCGCCGTGCTTTCCGGCACGCTATCTGCCACCTACATCGCGCCAGTGATTATTGGCATCCTGAACATAAAAGCACCCAACATTGAGTACGGCCTCGCCTTCATCGTCGGATTTTCAGGGGTCAAGATCACGGAGGTGCTGGAAGTGCGGATCATGAAGCTGCTCAAGTCGACACCAAACCAATAGTATGAAAATAACCCGACGCGCAGCGAATGTTCACACCTTCGACTGCGAAGGGAAGGAGGCGGAGTTTCTGCTGGTCAGCGACCTGCATTGGGACAACCCGAAGTGCGATCGTGACCTGCTAAAAAGCCACCTTGACGAAGCCGCGCGCAGAGGCGCAAAGATCATCATGAACGGCGACACGTTCTGCCTCATGCAGGGGCGCGGTGATCCACGTCGGGGCAAGGATGAGATCAGACCGGAACACAATCAGGGCAACTACCTGCAAGCCGTCGTAAACGACGCGGTGCAGTGGTTCAAGCCCTACGCCAAGCACATCGCGCTCATTGGCTACGGCAACCACGAAACAAGCGTGATCCGCAATGTCGAGTTCGACGCCTTGCAGATGTTCGTCACGCTGCTCAACCACGAGTGCAAGACCGACATTCAGCTTGGCGGCTACGGCGGAGCGATCCTGTTCGGCTTCACGCACAGTGCTAAAGTAAACCACCGGACACGCTTTGCGATGCACTACTACCACGGATCAGGCGGAGGCGGTCCAGTGACCAAGGGCGTCATCCAAGACCAGCGGATCATGGCGATGGTTGAAGGCTACGACTGCACTTGGCAAGGTCACGTGCATGAGTTGTATCATCACGTCAACGTCATCACCTACCTCAACCGCAGCGACTATATGATCAAACAACGGCCTCTGCATCAGATACGCACGGCGACCTACAAGGAGGAATACGATGGCGGCGTTGGAGGCTTCCACGTTGAGCGAGGCAGACCGCCGAAGCCATTGGGCGGCTACTGGATGAAGCTGAAACTGATCCACCTGAACACCAAGAAAATAGACACCCGCGTCATTGATGCGACGTTTACGACGACCAGCACCCGATAGGGTATAAAGTGGTAGGATGCGCATTGATTCGTACCTTATGGGGTGTAAATTATAGTACCAATGTCAGGGCAAAGCTGACTGCAATGCTTTAACCCATCGAAATCGATGGAATTAAGTAATTTTGCAGCCTAAACAGGCATCATGCGAAACATCAAATACCTCGTCGTTCACTGCACGGCGACACCGCACTCAACTACAATCGATTCGATCCAAAACTACTGGCGGACAAACCTGAAGTGGAAGTCACCCGGATATCACAAGGTCGTCAAACCCAACGGCGAAGTCATCACGCTGGCTGATGATGACGCCGTGTGCAACGGCGTTGCCGGCTACAATAGCGTAAGCCTCCACATCAGCTACATCGGCGGCGTTGACAGCAGAGGCAACCCTGTTGACAATCGCACGCAAGGCCAAAAAGACGCACTCTCACAGGTGCTGCACGAATGGCGCGCCAAGTACCCAGCGGCTAAGATCCTCGGCCATCGCGACTTTCCAAAAGTAGCCAAAGCCTGCCCATCGTTCAATGCTACGCAGGAGTACGCTCATATTTAGCCTCCTGCTTTTTGGCTGCTGCCGGAAACATGCGGAGGTGATCCGCACGAGTGCTATCGTGCATACGGATCGGCAGGTAGTCACCGCTGGAAGTTTAACCGAGTTAACGCTCCCCGACCTCTGCGACAGTGCCGGGTTGATACGCCGCTTCGCCCTGCGCGACAGTGCGAAAACAAGCGTTCTAAGCGTCGCAAATTCAGGTAGTGGCATTGTCATACGCCTACGCAGAGATACGGTCGTAGAGCGGCTTATTCTGCGTGACACGACAATCGTAGAGCGCACTGTCGTCGTTGAGCCGAAGAAGCGCAAAAGCAGGTGGCCGATACTGCTGATCGGGGCGATTTTGGGACTGCTGGCCAGCGTCGTTTTGTTTGCCAGGTTGAAGTAACAGCGAAAAATCAAGGCTTGGAAATCGGGGGCGTCTGAAAGTTTTTTTCGGAATGTGCCTATACGCGCTGGAAACGCAGAAAAAAAAATAAAAAAAGTTTGCATCGTATATATATATGTATGTATATTTGCATATACCAAAGCGGTAGAAACTTAACCAACTAAACCAAACCAAACAATGAAAAACAATCAAACACCAAGCGGCCCACAATCAAACCTTTACAATGTAATTGACTCGATGGGCAGACCTACCAAAATTTACATTGTCGCTTCAAATATCAATGAAGCGTGTGCGGAAGCAAAGAAAAGGCAAAGTGAAATTGGTTCAGCTTATTACAAGGTTCGCAGGATGTACAACGGCGGAGTGATGGGACAGTGACCTTGGTAACCCACCGAGGGGCGCGGCTCACCAACGCGCAATTTTTTTAACCCTATAAACCCAACCAACCATGTACAAAAGATCATTCAAAGGCTACTACGCCGACCTCACACCCGAACAACGTGCAGCTAAAGAGCAGGCACGCAAAGAGCGCGAAGAAAAAGCACACATGCGTCGCGTTGCTGAAATCGAAAAACTACGCGCCAAATCTAAGTTTAACTACGCAACTGCCGGTGGCTCATTCATCCCGACGCGGGAGCAGTACGAAGCCGCCATTCAGATGGAGCGTGCAGGCATCGACGTGATGCAGTCAACAGCATTGCAGGGCGCTTACCTTGCGCAGGCGAAAGTTAGCCACGACACTATCCACGTCATCAACGAGTACCGCCGTTCACTTCCAACCCTTTAACCAACCCAACCCAATGAACCACGACATCATCAGTTACACCCCGATCACCCTCGACAACGGCATCGTCGTTGAGGCCTACATCCACAAGCTGCCGAGCGGACTTTACGCAATGCACGCCGACTATCCGTTTACTGCGAACAGCAACCCGACGCGAACACGTCAAATTGTAGACGCGCTATTTCGCAGCCAACACCGCGACTGGTTCCGCTTCATCCGCTTCCAACGATCATCAACACCTCTACCAATGCCAACCTTAAACCCAACCAAACCATGAACTTCATCCCTGCATACCTCTACGCCTGGCATCGCCACATCCGCTACATGCTGGAACGCACCGCGACGCCTTCATCGAGCGAGACCAAGAAGCCGCTGACGTTCAACTACGAACTCTACGGCCGTTACCTCCAAGCACGTCAAGACCTTCTAAACCAAATCTAACCATGCAACAAGTACCAACACTATGGGATCGCATGAGAGGCGAAACCCGCGCCGCTATCGAAAGCTACGAACACCCGCACAGCAGAGAGTTCTGCGTTGAGTTCCTAACACGCAAGCACTTCTATACACTCTGCACCTTCGACGAAATACAAACGCTGC